CCGCGAAAATGATATGCTACGTAGAGCCTGACTACGAATTGCATTTTCGAACTAAAACGCCTCGTTTCGCCAGAAATGCCTCCCAGACTTGGCGGAAAACCTCGTAAAAAGCCCGTTTTCCGCTCTTTTTCTCCTGTCACACACGTAAAGCGAGTTCCGCTGGAGGTATTCGCCAAAAGAGGTAGTATATTTTTCTCCCGAGCTTTGTAGTCGGCCATTGATATCATTGGTGTTTTCCGACCACGGCCCACAAGTGGACACAAACACAGGTAGCTACATGCCGCGTAAGCGAGGCCGCTGGTCGACCGACGACCAACGCAGGGTTGCACCGGAACCGGTGCTTAATCCGCCCGAACCGCCGCCAGAGCTTGAGCCGGTCGAAGCGGCCATCTGGCGCACCATCACCAGCAAGTTGCCGGGCGATTGGTTCGCGCCCGAGACCGTTCCGATGCTCAAAGAGCTATGCCGCCACATTCGCCACGCCGACGATCTGGCCGGCGATCTGGCGGCGACCCGCGCCGTGCTGGCTGGCATCCAAGCCGACGACGGTCAGACCATGACGATCGCCGAGCGGATGGCGGCGATCTCGCAGGGCTCGAAAGTGATGGAGCGCTTGCTTCGCGCCCACGGCTACCAGTCGGAACGGATCGGCAATCTGGCCACCAAACTGCGCATGACCAATCAGAGCAAGGTCGTGGTCGGATCGGCCGCTAAGAAGGCACGCGACAATCGTCCACCGGAAGGCAAGCTGCCGTGGGAAGATTGGGGCGAGCAAACGCGCCAGTGACATAGCTCATAGCGGCGTCAAGCGATTGGATGTTGTCCTTGAAGTAACCGAGCCCAAGATTGCAGTCGCGACACAGAAGCCCACGAATGCGTCCCGTGTCGTGGCAATGGTCGATCTCTGGCCTGCGGCTCTGCGGATGGAATGGATCACGGCAGATGCCGCACCTGTAATCCTGTCCTTGGATCATCGCTTGAAGCTCAGCAACCGTCAGTCCCCAACGATACGCGCGTGATCCGAACATCGAATTGAGCGCGGCCTTGATCTCTTCAATCTCTTGTCGCCGCCGTGCGTTCTGCCGCTCCCGTAGCTCGGCTTTTGACAGACGGGCACGGGGCTTTCGCTTCCCGGCCTGTTCTGCCTTCACCGCCGCAATCCGGATGTCGGCGTACTGCGGCACCGAAATGATCTTGTCCCACCGCAGCGCTTTCAATTCTGCCGCTGTCATCTCGTCCGCTACGTAACGGCGTTTGATCTCTTCAAAGGTCATCGCCTGTCCTCTTGGCGTGCGCGTCGAAGATATAAAGCGCAGCTTTAGAGTTAATTATCAATGACCGACGACATCGCGATCAAACCGAAAAAGAAACCGACCAGTTGGCTCGATCGCCCGATCGAGAAGGCGCGCACTCCCCGCAAGCCGAAATTCATTGTCCGTCCGCCCAAGCCGCCGCGCCCGGAACCAGAGCCGGAACCGGAACGGCGTGGTGCGCGTCCCACTGGCAACGATATCATTCGCTGGATCGAGACCAAGTGCCGGGTGCCCGAGGGCAAGCGCATCGGCCAGCCGTTCTTGCTCGACGAGTTTCAGAAGACCGAGATCAGGCGCATCTACGACAACCCGGTCGGCACGCGGCGCGCGATCATGTCGTACGGCCGCAAGAACGGGAAGACCGGCATCTCGGCGGTGCTGTTGCTGGTGCATCTGATCGGGCCGATGGCGATCCCGAACAGCAACCTCTATTCCGCTGCACAATCCAGAGACCAAGCGGCGCTGATCTTCACGCTGGCGGCCAAGGTCGTGCGCATGTCGCCTGCATTGCGCGACGTGGTCGTGGTCAAGGATTCCAGCAAAGAGCTAACCTGCCCGGCGCTCGGCACCAAGTATCGCGCGCTGTCGGCCGAAGCCTCTACCGCCTACGGTCTGTCCCCGGTGTTCGTCATCCACGACGAGCTTGGACAGGTACGCGGCCCCCGCTCGTCGCTGTACGAAGCGCTGGAAACCGCAACCGGCGCGCAAGAAGCCCCGCTCTCCGTCATCATCAGCACGCAAGCGCCGACCGACGCCGACCTGTTGTCGGTGTTGATCGACGACGCACTGCGTGGCGAAGACCCGCGCGTGATCTGCAAGCTCTACACCGCTCCGCCGACTGATGACCCCTTCGACATCGAGACCATCCGCAAGGCCAACCCGGCGCTCGGCACCTTTCTCAACGAGAAGGAAGTGCTGGCGATGGCGGCGGACGCGCGCCGCATGCCGTCGCGCGAAGCGGAATTCCGCAACCTCATTCTCAATCAGCGGGTCGAAGCCTGTCAGCAATTCATTCAGCCGGCGCAATGGAAGGCGTGCGCCACGCCCGTGGGCGACATCACGCAGTGCGATGAAGTTTACGGCGGCCTGGACCTTTCGGAAGCCAACGATCTGACCGCGCTGGTGCTGATCGGCAAGATCAAGGGCGTGTGGCACGTGCGGCCGTGGTTCTGGCTCCCGCAGGAAAACATTTTCGAGCGCGCCCGCACCGATCACGTCCCGTACGATAAGTGGGCCGAGCAGGGCTATCTCGAAACCGTGACGGGCGCCGCCATCACCTACGACGTGATCGCAACCCGCATTTGCGAAATTCTAGCGACCCACAAAGGTCTCCAGAAGATCGCCTTCGACCGGTGGAATTTCGCGCAGTTCAAACCGTGGCTGTCGTTCCACAAGTGGACCGATAACATGATCGTCGACCACTGGGTCGAATTCGGGCAAGGGACCCAAAGTATGAGCCCGGCACTGCGCGAACTGGAATCACGTATCCTGCGTCGCGAGATCGCGCACGGCGATCACCCGATCCTCAATATGTGCGCAGCCAACGCAGTGATCGAGGGCAACAAGGATGGCTCGCTCAAGAAGGATAGCTCGACGCGCAAGCTCAGCAAGAAGCGCTCCACCGGACGCATCGACGGGCTGGTGGCGTTGGCCATGGCGGTCGGCATTGCGCCGCTTGGCGCTCCCGTGGATATCGCAAGTTTGATCGCCTGACGAACATGAACCCGGTGGTCGTGAAAAAGCTCGACGGCCAGCGCATTCTGGTCGACCTCGATCGGGTGGCGTACTTCGAAGAGGTTGGCAACGACACGGTGATGATGATCGACACCGGCCAGACCTACCGGCTGCAAAGCTCATTCAACAACATCGCCAAGGCGTACGAAGCCACGCTAACCACACCAGTCAAGCGGGAGATGGAGTGATGAACGCGCCCACATTCCAGTTGCGATCGTCCGATCTGCCGCCGGTCAACACCTTCCGGCGCACGCTGGCCGCGCGCGTGATCGCCAAGGTCAACAACGTGTCGCCGGGCACGGTCATGGCCAAGCTGTGGCCGCAGGATCGCGTCACCGCCGAGATGATCGAGCGCGCCACCAGCACGGCGGCGACCACCTACACGCCGGGATGGGCGGCCGAACTAGCACAGCGCCGGATCATCGATACGCTTGACGCACTGTATCAGGAGAGCGCTTCGGCGCAGTTATTCGCGCGCGCCACGGTACTGACCTTCGATGGCGCTGGCGCCATCAGCGTGCCCGGCTTCGTGATGAACTTCGGCAACAAGGGCTTCGTCGCCGAGAACCAGCCGATCCCAGTGCATCAGGCATCGCTGACTATTCCCGATCAACTCAAGCCGACCAAGGCCGCCGGCATCTTCGTGCTCACGCGCGAGATGATCGAAAGCTCCAACGCCGAAAAGATGATCGCTGACGTGGCGGTGCGCACGCTCGGGCGCAGCATTGACGAAGTCTTGGTCGACGCCAATCCGGCCGCCGCCAATCGCCCGCGCGGACTACGCCAAGGCGTGGCGGCGATCACGCCGGTAACGACCGGCGGCAGTGCGTGGGAGAACGCGGTCGGCGATATGGCTGCACTCGCCGACGCGGTGGCGCCAGTCGCGGGCGCGGGCGATCTCGTCTACATCGGCTCGGCTGGACGTGCGCTCAAAGCCAACATCTATCTGCAAGGCGCACCGCGCGCAGAGGCTCGGCAAAGGTGGTGTCCCAGCGCGCCGACGGAAATGGCGCCGTGGAGGACGGCGGCGCCTGCGCTTCCTCCTCGAGCGTGCTGAACCAGTCGCTCACGGTCACGTCGACCGGGCGCACCACCACGCCGTGCTCGCGCGCATCGCGCACCAGTTGCGCGGGCGCATAGAAGCCCATCGGCTGGCTGTTGAGCAGGGCCGCGAGAAAGGCGTCCGGATGGTGACGCTTGAG